CCGTCGACGCCGGTGCCTCCGGACAGGCTGCTGTTGAGCGACATCAGGCCGTCATACGGGACGGTGTCCGCGAACGCGACGATGAACCACGATCCGCTGGAGGTGACGGTCGCGTTGCCGGCGCCAACCGATGACAGGCCGGTGATGGCTGCCTGTATGGTCGCCGCGGAGTCGTTCCAGTTGAGGCTGCCGGTCGTCTGGCCGCCGAACGTGACGGTGAACGTCCCGCTTGTCGCGCCGCCGAGGGTGAAGTACTGCGCCCGGTTGCGCGGGTTGAGCAGGTCGGCGACGTTGATGGTCATGTCGTTCGTCGCCGTCGGCGAGCGTCCGTATATGACCGCGTACCGTTCCTGGGCGTCGCGTATGATCCGGTGCATCCGGAAGTTCGCATCCTTGTGGGCGACCTCGACCGCGCCGTCGGCTCCGAGCGTCGCCCAGTGCCTCGTTCCCGCCCTGCTCGAGACGCCGTTCACGACGTTGAACAGCGCGTTCTCCGCTTCCGCGACCTGGCTCGGGAACCTGCTGCTTGGGCTCTGGGTGGATATCCCGTTGTGGAGCGACGGGATCCGCTGGGAGTATGGCTTGGTTCCCATTTATCCCTGCTGCTGCTGCCTCGGTTCCTGGGTGAAGAGCGGCCGCGCCGTGAAGGTGCCCTCCCGCGGATTGATGCCGTCGACGATGCCGAGCTCCTGCGAGATGAACGCATCAGCGAGCTGGCTCGAGGAGAACCTGCGCGCGAACTGCTGCTGTGCGTGCTTGGCGACCTGTTCCTTCAGCATCGGATCGAGGTCCTCGAAGTCGAGGAGCTCGGCGATGTCGAGGTAGATCGGCGACAGGCTGGTCATCACGGTCGTGCCGCGGTCGGAGTCGTAGACCTTCGTTCCGCGGATGACGAGGTTTCGGTGCTGGTCCGGGCCTGCGCCGCGGATGCGGAGCACTGCCGGGCTGGTCGGCAGCGTGACCTCGAGCGACGGGTTGGACGGCGTGAAGGCCGCCGAGCGCCTGGTGTTGCAGGGCCATCCCATGGCGCAGAAGAACCTCGTCGAGTCGTCGACATACCGCTCTGCATCGGCCTGGACGGACGTGCCGCCCGTGTCGAGCGCGCCCACCCTGTACTCGTTGATGCCCGACAGCACCATGTTCACGGCGTCGAGCTTGGTCATCCCGTTGCTTGCCATCAGTAGACGCTCCTATCCCTCATGCGCGGCCGTCCGCGCATCTGGTTCATCTCGGCGGTGTTGAGGACGTTCACGTCGGCACGGTCGTCGTCGGCCTGCCTGACGCGGACCCAGCGCACGGAGAGCTCGTCCTTGAGCATCGAATCGAGCGCCTGGTCCTTCTTGTGGAACCTGTTGAACTGGTAGGCCGATTCGGTGACGACGTAGTCGGCAAACGCCTCCGGGAGATCATTGAAGTCTGACAGCACGACGTATGTCACAACGACATCCTGCGTCCAGGTATCCACGTTGTTGTCGACGTCAAACAGGTTTCCGCCGACAACCGTGACGTCGATGTGCTTGCTCTGTCCGTGTGTATCAATGTGGAACGTCGCCGCCGGAACGGCAATCTTGTTCGTGACCGGGTCTGGCGAGAGCGTGACTCCTCTCCTGGTGTTGAAGTGCCACCCTCGCGCCTGGCAGGACCGATTTGCGCCGTCAATGAATCGCTCGGCATGGGCAGCCGCAGACAGCCCGCCGGTGTCGAGAGACGAAACGGGCGGAAGGCCGACCCTCCTCAGCACCGCATTCACCGCGTCGACCTTGTTCATACAGCCACCTCAATGGCTAGAGCATATGCAGTATTGTTATTCCAAAAGAGTCCAGCAGTAGTGGCACTCGATGTAAGTCTCGTCACTTGCAGCGTATATTTAACTTGGCTTGTCGTGCTTGGACTGTCTGTGCAAAGAAGTGTTTCCGGCGACAGATGAATTCCACCGGCTACGACGTAAGGCCAATATGATCTGGTTGAACCAGCAACAGCCGTTGCCGTCGCTGTTCCGATTTGGCGCGAGAGTCTTGCAGATATGCCGCTGGCGGCGCCACTAGCAATGGCGTAACTATTAGCGTTAAACAGCAGAATGATCATGCTGTTGGATCGTTTTGGAGTGATATTTACTTCTAGGCCCGTCGTTTGAAATGTTCCGGCGGTTGAACTGCTGAAATCGAGCTGCGTCGCGTAAGTTCCCACAGCAACTTGCAAAACGCACCCGGTAGGCAATAGGGCAGAGGCAAGCGATCCCAGCGTCCCCGTGAAGCCCGTGGCGTTCACGGTTCCGGCAACATCGAGTGCCGTTGTCGGAGTTGAAGTTCCGATTCCGACACGGTTATTGGATGAATCGACAAACAGCGTGTCCGTATCGACTGCAAGGTTTCCGGATACGACGGCACTCGTTGCCGCCACCGTTCCATTCACGTCAAGTTCGTATGACGGCGTGGAATCGTTGATTCCGACACGGTTGGCCGCGGCGTCCACGAAAAGCACGTCCGTGTCAAACGCGACGTTTCCAGTTGAAAGCGAGATTCTCCCGCGTTCTGTCGCCGCGGTCTGAAACACGATGTCGCCGCTTCCGGAGTTGTCGCTGTCTGACTGAAGGGTCAGGGAACCCGTACTGCTGGATCCGCCGATTCCGGTTGCTACCACTCCGGTCAGGGCACTGCCGTCGCCGCTGAAGGCCGTCGCGGCCACGGTCCCGGTCACCGTCACGCCCGTGGAGGTGGTCGCGATCTTGGTGCTGCCGTTGTGCTGCACGGCGACCCCGGTCGGGTTGTTGACCGTCGGGGCGCGGAGCGTGCCGTCCACCAGGACGGTGGTGGCCTCCAGCTCGACCTGCGTCCCGGTCGCCGGCGTGACCTTGTTGACCTTGAGTTCGCTCACTTCCGCTTGCCCTTCGTCTTGGTGATGCCGAAGCCGAGCTTGCCGGCGATCCAGGTCGGCGGGAACCAGCAGCACACGGCGTACCCGACGATGAACGCCGAAGCGACGTTGACGATGAAGTCGATCATGCCTTCTCCTTGTTCTTGATCCTGCGCCACGCGGCATCGAATGCCGGATCCGACCCGCGGCGCGCGGCGATGTACTCGCGCGGGTTCTCCGTCTTGTCGTCGTCGAGCATGGCAGCGGCCATCTCGGCGTCACGCACCTTTCGCCTGGGCAACCAGCCGACGGCGACCCTGATGGCCGTGCCGATCCCGGTCTGCCACAGCACGAACGCCACGGCCACGACCGCGACCGCGATCCCCCACCATTGCAGCGTGGAGAGCCACGCCGGCACCTTGTTCGTCACGTTCGGCAGCTCGTCGTGGATTCCCGCCGCGAGGCCGTCGATGCGCTCCGCGCCCGCCACGACCACGGGATCACCGATGGTCTGGCCGTGTTCCTCGAGCGCCTGCGCCTCCGTGCGGATGGCGTTGGCGTGATTCGAGATGCGCTGCACCGGGTTGCACCCGACGAGCGCGAGGACGGCGAGCCAGCGGATCATCAGATGAACACGCGGTACGGAATCCCGGGCGTCGGCGCGAAGGTCGGCAGCTCGTCGATCTGCGCCTGCGTCAGCTCGACCGTCACGCGGATGTTCGTGTGCCAGCGGGCGTCCCCGGGCTTCAGGATGACGCTCGGATCCTCGGGGTCAATCTGCGCCGGGATCGGCCCAATGTGGTCAATGGCGCAACCCACGGGGACCACGGTGACCTCGCCGTCCTCGTCGGTGACCTCCTGCGCAAGTCCTGCGGCGATGAGCGCATCGTCCATCTGATCCTGCGTGTTCGTGCGGAGCATGAAGTCGGTCACAGCGATGTCCTCACATTCAGTTCAGCCGCGGTTGTCGCATACGGCCAATACTTGAGCGACGAAATGTTCATGCTCGGAAAGTTGAGAGCCGAACCTGACGGATACAGAAAATCCAGCGATATTGGATTGACGATGTCTCCCTGACCAAGCGGAGTGATTGAAGTGGAACTGCCATTGAGACTCACCGTCGCGCTTGCAAGTGCCGGATTTGCTGCGGTGGTCAACGTCCATCCAAACTTGAATGCGCCAGCAGAAGCAAGTGTTCTGCTTGCCTCAAAGTAAGAGCCGCCTGACGTATTGGGCGTGTTGCCAAACAGCGTCTTTCCTGAAGTAATCATCGCCATCGACTGAACGGAGGCGCTCATGAATCGGATCGACCGGGGAAACGCAGCGGAGTTCGCGTCTTTGACATATGTCCCGTTGATGGTCATCGTTCCGGCAGAGGTGTTGAAACCGAGGGATGCAAGATCGGTCATCTGCATCTGATCTTGGTTCCTCGTCCCCGTGCTGGCCCCGGTCGGGATGTATGAGGAGGCACCGGAGCCAGCCTCCAGTTGGTAGCCCCACGCCTCAAAACCGTTGGTTCCACTTGCCGGAACCGCATCAGAATTGCTGAAACCGAAGTTGACGCTGGTTGCGCCTGACGGAAGCGTCCCGCCTGTGGTGACCTTGTACCAACCGTTCGGATACTCAACGATTGTCGGGGTCTGAATGGAAGTCCATCCGGTCGCAACCGTTGATGTAACGGTCGGCGGAGAAACGCCAAAATCCACACGCATTTCACGGTTCCCGGATGCCCCTTGCAGCACGGCAAACACGTTTACGCGCCGTCCACCACGCGACTTGATCCACACGCTCCATGTGTAAGCGTTCCCAACGACTAGTGATCCAGCAGATACCGCAACATTTTGCTGAAGCCATGCACCGCCCGCTCCTGTACCGTTGGTCCACGTAACGACATTTGAAGTTGCGTCGTTTGCCGGTGACCCTGCACCTGTTTCTGAAACCGTCATTGTCCCGGCGTTGAACCACGGCGAAGTGTTGATCGCCTGACTGCGAAACATGATGTTCACAGCCTGCCCCTCAATCAGCAGCCCTCGCGGTGCCCGCGTCGTCGGGTCGTGGTCGAAGCGGGCCTTGGTCGGATCGTTCGTTGGTGCGGCGGCCATCGTCTTGACCAGCCCGTCCGCGCCGATGTATGTGGCCGTGCTGCTGCGCGTGAACGTCAGGCGCGGGTCGAGGACGCCCGTGGTGAAGTCGAGCGAGAGCGTGGAGCCGTCGCCGACGGAGGTGAGGGTCGCCAGCTGCTCGACGAGCGACCGTGAGCCCGACCTCCGGAGCCGACCGAGGAGATTACGCATGGATCAGAGGACGCACCACATGACGCCGAAGTCGCCTGCCGGGGCGATGCAGGTCACCTGGATCAGCTGCGACCCGAGGGCGTCGACCACGACCGATGCGGGCGGGTTCGTCGAGGTGTTCCCGAGCGCGTAGAGGTTCGGGGCCGGGGTTCCGGTGGTGACCGCGCCGCCGGCGTACGGGTAGAAGTCCGTTCCGCCGACCGCGTTCTTGACGGTCGTCCCGCTCGTCCGCGTCAGCGAGATGTCCGCGAGCACCGTCGGGACCCAGTCCTCGTTCGCGCCGTCCATGTACATGGACCAGCCGACCACGCGGATGCCGCCGGTGGTGTTCGTGCTGGTGCCGGTGAACGGCATGAGGCGCACCAACGTCGGGTGGTCGAGGGACGACTCGTACAGGACGTTGGTCGTCGGCTTGGTGCCGAGCGTTCCGTACGCGCTGTAGGTCGTTCCGTCGCGGGTCAGGGCCTTCCACTGCCACCGGGGCTGGTGGGTCGACAGGAAGGCGCCGACGGCGCTCCCGGTGACAGACGTGGACAGCGCGTCCCCGCCCTTGGTGACGATGTTGGGCTGGATGTTCATGGCTTGGTGTCCTTGTCGAGCCGGAGCTCGATGCGGTCGAGCCGGCTGGCGTGGTGGTCGAGGGTGGTGCTCATGCGCTCCATCATGCGGACGATGCCGACGTGCATGGTGAACACCACGGTGAGGATGGACGCGACCAGGCCGATCAAGCCGAGCCAGTCCTTGAACGAGAGTGAAACGATCCGGTCGTCTCGCATGGTCATGTCTGTGGTTCCGTCGCCCGGAAGAAGCGGGGGTGGACCCGAAGGCCCACCCCCGCCGATCCGGGGGCTGAAGAGGGATCAGTACACCTGGATCACGCCCGCCGACCACGGGCAGATGATGCCCATGCCGGCCATCATCTGGGCCTTCATGAACTGCGTGTTGCGCCGCTCGTCGGCCTCGACGTACGACCGCAGGCCGGACGCCTGGACCATGCCGATCGCCGGGCTGCCGGTGTCGGCGCCGCACAGGGCGACGGCCACGGGGCGGCCACCCGCCTGCGTGGAGCCGTCGAACAGGCCCTGGTACTTGCCGCCGGTCGTGCCGGAACCGGACGTGTACGCGATGGCCGCGTCCTCGCCGGTCAGGCTGTTGCCGGTCAGGTCACCGCTGGGCAGGTGGTTGGTGACGATGACCTTGAAGCCCTCGAGCATCCCGATGACGCGGTTGTTGACGTCGTTCGGGCTGGTGTTCAGGTTCTGGTCGTACGTCGACGGGAGCACCGGCACGCTGGTCAGGTTCGTGCCGTCGAAGTTGGCCTCGAACCGGAGCACGCTCTTGATGTAGGGCGTGATGAACAGGTAGCGGCTGCTCTCCGGCACGGCCTTCTCGTCCATGGCCTGGGCCAGGGACGCGACGTCCGAGCGGAAGTTGTAGGCGCCGCGGGGCGAGAGCTGGTACGCCGAGGCGTCGGTCAGCAGGGTGCTGCCGGAGCCGGACGAGTTGCGCTCGACCTTGTAGCCGCCGCCGTGGAGGCTGGTGACGCTCGCGGTGCGGGCCGCCTTGACCGCGAGGATCGCGATCTTCTTGTCGAGCACCTTCGCGATGCCGCGGCCGAGCTTCGTGGCGAAGGGGGCCAGCACGTCGAAGTGGCTGATCTCCATGTCGCGGAAGGGGACGTCGAGGGCGTTGACGAGGATCTCGTCCACGACCACGTCGGCCGAGGCGGTCTTGATGCGCGGCGAGCTGACCGTGTTGTTCAGCACGACGCCGGGGGTGTGGTACGACGGGGCCGGGTCGTCGCCGAGGATCGGCCACTGGGCCGAGTTGGCGCCCTCGATGACCTTGACCGAGATGAACTGGCCAGTGCGGTCGTAGAACTGGGTGGACTGCTGGAATGCCTCGAGCACCATGCCCGAGAAGACCTTCAGCGCCAGGCTGTCCGTGGAATCGTGGGCGGACCCGTTCCACGAGGCCAGGATGCGCTCGTAGTTGACGTTGCTCATTGCTTGCTCCGAAAGAGATTCGATTGGGAAGACACGGGGTGACCTGCGGGTGTCCGTGACGTCGCCGGGCCCATTGCTGGGGTATCCGGCCGATCACGGGCCGCGTGTCGGAAAAGCCACCGTCCCGTTCCCGGGACGGAAGCCGCACAGAGAGGATGAAAATCCACCGCCGGCCGAGGCCGGACGGTGGACGCAGGAGGATCAGTTCGCCGACCGGCGACGGGTCGGTGACGGGGCAGCGGCCTCCTCCTGCGCCGCCGGCTGCTCCGCGCCGCGCAGCCGGAGCTGCTCGACCAGGTCGCGGAGCTTCGCGTTCTCGTCGGCAAGAGCCACCGCGTCGGCGGCGATCTCCGCCGTGGTGCGCGGCTTGCCAGTCACCGTCTCGAGGGCCGCGTCGAGCGCCTTCGAGTACGACTCCGGGTGGTAGCCGCGGTGGTACTCGTTGCCCGTGACGTTGTCGATCAGCGTCACGCAGCACTCGCGGATGTCGTTGCGGATCCGCATCCCGGTGATGTACGAGCTGTTCAGCTTCTCGAGCCGCTCGGACTGGCTCGGCGTCTCGGCAAAGACCCTGGTCATCGGTTGATCCCCTGCAAGATGTGCGATGGCGTGTTCGCAAGGCGCCGCTTGGTCGCCTCGTCGAGGTAGCCCTGCCGGCGGGCCGCGGCGAACGCCGCCACGACCTGCGCCGAGTTGGTGAATCCGGGCGCCTCCGCGACCGGCGCGATGCCGGACACCAGCGGCCGTGCCTTGCCGGCGCCGACGGCCTGCTGGTGCATGAACATCAGCTCGCGGATCGCAGACACGGCCTGCGCCGGGTCGTTGAGCCGCGAGTTCATCTTCTCGATGTCGGCCTTCGGGAGGCTGGACGCCGCCCAGTTCAGCACGGTGTCGCGCTGCACGGCACCGCCGGCGATCTCGGTCACCTGCTGCACGACGCGGTCGACCTCGCCCTGCGCGTACTTCACGCGGGCGGCCTCGCCCTGGACGATCCGCTCGGCGAAGGCGCGGCCGATGCCGGCCTTCTCGAGCGCCTCGACCGCCGCCACGGGGAGCTTGCCGTCGGCCATGTAGGCCGTGGTCAGCTCCTCGAGCTTGATGCCGGCCTTCTCGGCGAGCGCCTCCGGGCTGTCGATCCGGCGCTGGCCGATGAGCTTCTGCGCCTCGGCGTACGCCTGCTCGAGCGCCTCCGGGCTGTCGAACTTGCCCGCCCACTTCTTCGGGGTGATCTCGGCGATCGTGGCGGTGTCGGCCGTTGCCGAGACGCCCTTTGATTCGATCCGCACCGCCCCCGGCGTTTCAGCCGGCGGCGATGCGGCCTCTGCCGGCGCTTCAGCCGGCGGGTGTTCCTGTTCCATTCGGTCCTCCTGCTTGCGGTGCAAGCTCGTTCTGCATCACGTTTCCGCTCACGTTGATGAGCTTCTTCTGGGCCTCCATCTCCATCTGCTGCTGGAGGGCGGCCTGTGCCTCGGCGGCGAGCTGTTCGTCGGTCTTGACGAGCCCGGGCTCGTAGATGCCGCTCTGTCGGAGCAGCGTGTCGAACAGCACGCCGATGTTGATCCGGTTCGCCGCCTCGGGACCGAACTGCGCCATCGTGCCGAGGAGCTGGAGCAGCTTGGCCTTGTCGGCCTCGCGGGACAGCGCGGCGATGCCGGTCTGGGCCTCGATGTCGAACGTGCCGCGCGGCATGGACGGCACGAGCCGCTGGCGCTGCATCAGGTACATCAGGCGCTCGACGAGCGGCACCTGCTGGGCATCGGCGATCGGCGCGTAGATGCCGCCGAGCGCGCCCTCGAGCTCGGTCGCGATGCGCTGGACCTGGTACGCGGTCACGCGCTCGCCCTTCGGTGCCGAATCGGCCTCCATGAGCATCGCGACCGCGAGGTCACGGCGCTTGTCCGCGGCCGTCTGGTACACGACCTGGAAGTCGCTGCCCTTGTTGACCGACAGGAAGGCGACGTCCTGGACCTGCCCGCCGACGACCCGCCCCTCGATCACCTCGCCGCTCGGCTTCGCGAGGTCCGAAGCGCGGATCTGGCTGTTGTAGTCGATCACGGGGACGAACTTCGAGCACATCCCGGCGAAGTCGATCAGGCGCTCGTGCAGCTCGTTCAGCGTGCGGACGTCGCCGAGGTTGCTCTCGACGAACCCGCGGCCGTAGTCCTCGCCGGGGGCAAGCTCGTACGGCGTCGCGAAGAACGACGGCACCGGGTCCTCGCTCACGGCGACGACGTTGCCGTTGATCTCCTGCTCGGTCACCCAGACGCGCGAGAACGGCTCCCACCTGCACCGCGTGTAGAGGTGAACCTCGTCGGGCTCGTATCCCTCTCCCTTTGCGGCAAGGTCGATCTCGGTCGCGGCAAGGATCTCGGGTGCAAGCGTCCTCGGGTCGACCTTCTCGCGCACAATGTGGTACTCGACCTCCTGGCTGGAGTCGCGCTTCGTGACGTACTGGTCGCGGCGGAAGACGCGGATGCGGTAGTCGTCGGTCAGCTGCTCGAGCACGTCCCCGGTGACGAGGATCTGCGTGAGCGCCGCGCGCTTCTTGGAGCGGAATCCGCTGCGCCGGCGGTTGGCCGCGCTGCCCATGTCGCTTGACTCAAGCTTCGCCATCATCAGGAGCTCGTACACCGACAGTGCGTTGGCGAACGCATTGAGCTGCTCCGGGTCGACGTCCTTGGAGTAGCGGATGTGCGCCGCCGGCATGAGCCTGAAGAACGGCGTGCCCGGCGGGTAGAGCGCCATGAGCAGGCGTCCCTCGAGGTTGGCGACGCCGCGGCCAGGAAGGCTCGTGAACGTCTCCGGCATCTTCGAGTCGGCCGTCTGTCCAAGCTCCGGGAGGATCCACGGACGGGTGAGGGACGCGCACTGGCGCGCCCGGTCAAGGATCGTCTGCCGCCGTGCGTCGTCGCGTTGCCAGCAGGCTTCGATGTTCTTCATCAGGTTCCGAGCGGGATGTTGAGGCCGACGCCGTAGCGCGGAACGCCGAACGACCTCGTGAGGTCGCGGCGCTGGCGGTTACGGTCATCCGGCTCTGGTGTCGGGAGCGGCTGCGGCGCGCTGTCGGCCGTTTGCTGTGCGGCTGCGGCCTGCCCGGTCGATGACGACGACGACTGTGCGGCTGCGGCAGCCTGCTCCGCCGCGTACTGCTGCTGCATGGCCGCAATCTGCTGCTGAAGCGAGGACATCTCGGCATCCTGCGCGATGAATCCGGAATACCTGTCCCGGGACTGCGCCCAGAAACCCTGGTTGAACTGCACGATCTGTGACGAGCTCATTCCAGAGTAATTCGGTGATGTTCCGCCGAACATTCCCCAGTCAGACGACAGACCCTGTGTGGAGGCAGGCTTCGCGGCCTCGATCTCCTCGATGGTCGGCAACGACGAACCGGACTGGATGCGGTCTGCCCAGGTCCGCCACGTCGAACGCTGCTGGGAGGTCGCGTACGGTGCGCTCTGCGCCTTCGTACGCAGCTGCTGCACGGTGAAGTTCCTGTAGATGTCGCGCTGCGCCTGCATCGCCTGCTGCTGCGTAATCAGTTCAGCGAGGCGCTGCGACGTGGTGGGCGGCATTTTCAGGTTCCGAGCGGGATCCGCAGCCCGCCGAGCGTGTTGCTGGAATTGATCGAGATCCCGGAAGTGTTGTTCTCCCGGTTGTCGTAGCCGAGGAGGATCGCGAGCCGGTTGTTGTCCATGGGACGCGAAAGGTCGTTCCTCGTCGCCTGGTCACCACCCTCGGAGATCGGCTTTTCGATGCCGAGCGCAGCCTCTTCCTCGGCCGTCGCGGCTGCGGTCGCCGCAGCTTCGCGGTCCTTGAGGGATGCAAGGCTCGCGGACAGGCTGTCGAAGTACGCCGCCTGCTGCTCCATCATCGCGGCATTGTCCAGGAGCTGCTGCGCCCCGGGCTTGAGCCGACGTTCTGTCCGTGTCTTGGTCCCGCCGAAGAATCCTGCGATGCCGCCGCGGCGCACCTTGTACTTGATTGTCTCGTATCCGGCGTCAGGGCTGCTGCGAAGCGCACCTGCCCTCGAACGAAGCGAGGCCGCCATGTCGCGCGCAAATGTCGGGTCCATGTTCGCCGGGATTCCCGGCATCGAGAATTGGCTCACAGGAGGCCCTCCTTGCGCGCCATCAGGACAAGCTGGTCGACCACCGACCGCTGGCCGGCGGTGAAGTTGATGGCCTGCACGTCGCCCTGCGTGATCGGGGACGAGATCACGACCTTCGGAACCGCACGGTCGAGGTCGGCGATGAGCTGCGCGACGGTGGCGGGCAGCCGTTCGGGGTAGCCCTGCTCGCGTATCGGTGCAGCCATATCACATACCGCGGGTTTACATGGTCACGCGAAGAAGTACTCGCTCCTCCGCACGTCTGCGAGGTCGAGCGAGCCCGTCGCCGGCAGGTCCGGCAGCGAGACGTTATAGCGTCGTTCCCACGACTCCTTGAGGTCGGCCAGCAGAGGCCGCTCGTGGAGCGACACGAACTCGTCCCGCAGCGCGTGCGCCAGCCGGCGGGCCGTCCCGGCGTGCGTCCAGAACGAATCGTGGACCGCGGCGAAATCGATGCCGTCGACCCGGCACCGCAGCGCCGTCAGCATCATGTGGCTGGCGTCGATCGAGTGCACCCAGTTCGGGGCGATCCCGTTGACGTTCCGCCCCAGGTGCTGGTTGTCGTCCTCGTTCGGGACGTCCAGGTGCAGTTCCCACGGGCTGACCGAGGTCTTGATCCGAAGCCGGTGCTGGTTCCAGTACGGCTGGAGCACCGGGAACCCGAGCGGCGTCGTCCACTCGATCGGCTTCGTCCGGTCCTTGAGGACGATCTGGCGGACGGACCCCTTGAGCCACCCCATGATCTCGCTCGCGGCGATGCACTTCTCCCCGATCGACTCCATCGTGACCTTGGCGAGCCACGATGCCGCCTTCGCGACGTCCTTCCGCTCCATCCCGAGCTCGAGGAGCCTCGGCACGAGCTGCTCCCGCGCCCCGGTCCGCGTGACCCCGTACACGCTCGTCATCACGTTCTGCTTCACGACCTTGCGCCACTTGGGAAGGTCAGTCACCTTCGACAGCACGAGGCGCCCGGTCTGGTCGCCGGCGTCGGCGAGTTCCATCACCTTCCGGCAGGCGACCTGGCCGACCTCCATGTAGACGTCGCTCGGCAGCACGCCAGGCACGAGGTTGACGGCGCGACCGCTCACCGGATCACGACCCATCGCAGCGTAGTGCTGCAACCCGTTGTTCGATCCATCAGCCTGCACCGGGAGCTTCGCCGCCGCCCGCGGGTCGAACAAGGCCCGGCAAGCGGCGAGGAACTGGAACGGGTCCTCGGCCGCCATCCATCCG